GTTTGCAAATTGTAAATCTATTGTTGTGTATTGTTTCTACTATCTTCTTTTGAAAATCATACATTTTAAAAGGTACAAGACCTTCATCAAGCGATACAATTCTCACATATGTTTCCATAAAATACACAGGATCATTAGCACACTTTTGATATTCTAAAATTTGTTCTTTAGTAAACTCTTGTGGTATGTTGATCTTTTTTAAATTAGGGTTACCTAAATATGCGTCTGTTGTTGCCATTTTAATTTTGTGCCGGTGTCATTGGTGGTTCATCTGAATAATATCCGAACCATCCTGTTATTATATATTTCTCGTGTGTGTCAGAAATTTGACCACTATGAGTATGTGTAAAATCGGTTGGCCATATCAAAGTTAAACCTTTTTTAGCAGGTGTTGTTAATTTTTGATATTTAAAGTTTGTTCCTGCATTAGGTACATCATTTAAATATGTCATCCATACTAAACAACGCTTTGCTTCCATTTTAGAAGTTCTTTCGCAATGCTCAACAAAATATCCTCCACCTGGTGGATAGTATTGTATGTTTGCACCTTCAGTCATATCGTAACCATTAAAATCTTTTACTTCAGGATATAATTTTTCATATGAAGCTGTACACTCTTTCATTGCGTTTTTAAATGCAACAAATCTAGGTTCATCCCAATTAGGATGTAAACCTATGTCTATGGAATTTTTCTTTTCTTTTTTAATATTATAAGGTCCACCTATAACACCTGGTCTTTGATGTTCTTTGTTATCTTTAAATAATTGTATTAGATCATCACAAATTTTTTCATCAATAGTCCAACCTGCAATAAAATTTTCATTCATATATTCTTTAATCATTATTTTCTTCCCATTCTGATCTAACTTTTTTTAAAAAACTTATTCTTACATCTTTCAATAATCTAATTTTATCTTTTTCATCTATCCACGACCACGCTCTGTAACCTAAATCTTCTCTAAAACTTATATCATAATCATCAACATTAGTAAAGTGTAAAGACTCTACTAAATCTAATTTAGGTAATGTTATTTTTGCTTTTTCGTATAATTGTGTACTTAATTCTTTTGCAATTTCCACACTATCTGCAAATAAAAATCCAGAGAACATTCTTGTACCTCTAAAAGTAAAATATTCTGTACCTACTATTTTATCTCCCTCATATATACCTGCCCACCATTTAGGATTTTTATAATATTGTTCTAAATATTTTCCCTTATAATCTCTTTCATTACCTTTTAAAAGAAAATTATCTTGCATAAATGCTCTATAATTTTTCCATAGTTCAACAGTTCCGTCTATGGCTTTTTGTTCTTCTAAATTAGAAAACTTATGTGCTGCTATGTAAGTTAGAGCTACGCTTTGTTTAATCTCTTTAACTTTTAGGTGTGATGTCTTTGAAGTTTTTGTCATTATCATTCTCACTTTTTCTTTCACTATTTGTTTCAACAGTTTTTTTATTTAACATTTTTTGTAGTTCAGCAGTAGAACCTACAAATAAAGCATTTTTAATATTAGCATTTGTTTTTCCAGGCACTTCTTTTAAGTCTTTTAATTTTTTTTGTAAGTCTTGTAGTTTATCAACCGAAGTGGCAACTTGACCTATTAGTTGTCCAACTACTTCATATGCTCTAGGGTGCTGACCTTCTTTTGCAATATCAAGTATGCCTTGTATTGCCTCTTGTCCTTTTTCAATTAGATTGTAATAACTATCTCTACTGTAATCGTAATCAGTATTAATATCTTTCTCAATCTTTACTTCTACTTCACCAGTTTTTCTTTCAACAGGTGGCTGAAATTCTTTTTGTTCTGGTGTAGGACTATCAACACCTAATATGTCATTGACTCTGTCTTCTAGTTTACTCATTATGTATCATTTCCACTTGACGGATCAAATCTTTTACCGTCTTCAAAAAAACTAATTGTTGTTGTAAATCCAAAATCATCATCTGCGTCAGCAGTTGTTGGATTAGGTAACACTACAACTCGTTCCTCTCTTGTTAATGTAGGGTCTGTATCTGCCCCCAAATCTGCTTGTGCCTTTTTAATAACACCTTGATTGTTCATAGGACCAAACAGGTATGTTTTAGCAGTAAAGTTAATAGTATATATAACGGCTCTACGGTTGGTAAATTCACCATCATAACTATCCTCGTAATTAATATTTCCTAGTACAATAGGTATATCTCTTTTAATATCTAAATTAGGAACCATATTGACTGTAACTGTATAGTCAGGTTGAAAGTAAGGTAAAATTTGTTCAACTATTTGTAATCCATCTTCAGCAGTTGCTGTAAAAAGGTATAGTTGTAAATCAATATTATAAGGTACTGGTGTATAATTAAAATTAGTTTTCTTTCCATCTTCACCTTCTTTTACTTGTGAGTATTTTTGAACACGAGTTAATTTTCTACTTGCGTCATAACTTAATCCAGTAATCTCAAAACCCATACGAGGTAAAGATGTTGCAAATTCTCTACTATTTAAATTTGCTTGTTGATCTAATCTGACCATAAACTTTTCTTTAGGTGCATATGCAAGAGGTACTTTTATTCTACTAGTTACACCACCTGTACTATTAGTTCTTTGTATAACTACATTATTAAACACTTGTCCAAATGCAACAATAAGTTTTCTTAAACTTTGATTATAAAATCTATTTCCTAACATTATAAACTATCCTCATCTCCGAATGGATTTCTTTCTGTAAAGTCTAGTATATCATCTAAAGTAGAAGCAGTATCAAATCCTGCTTCAGAATCTAAATCTGTATTAGAAGCATAAGATGATTGAGTTTGTATTGCTGATTCTGTAAAGTCTTCGTTCATTAAGAAAGAAGGTTCTCCAGATGATAAATCTTGTTCTAGTCTTATTGATCCTTCGCCATCTAAAGCAACTTGACCACTCTCTAAAGTAAATTTGTAATTTAATTGATTTAATGTGTACTTGTCTTCAGCGCCATCAATAGCTTCTAAACCAGTATTTAAACCCTCTGAAGAATACTCCCAACGAGTCACTCTTAATTTGTAAACTGGTAGTTGACCCAATGCAAAGAAAGGTTCCTGATCTTCAACAAATTGAATCTCAAAAAATGAGTTCATTAAAGGATAGTAAATTATATCGCCTTCGTTTGGTCTACCTGTAGCAATTAAACTATCTTTTAATCCAACGTGGTAATCCCACGCTCTTTTAGATACCATAAATGTAGTATCTTCTCTAATTTCTAAACCGAATTTTGAAACTATTTCTTGTTGACCTGCAAAACCTTCAGTTGATTCTACATACATCTCTACCATCCAAGAGTCATCAAAACGAGAAGTCGTATCTTCTCCTAAGATTAAATCTCTATTGACTAGTGTTCTAGGTAAGTAATAAACATCGTGGCCGTAAATCTTTAGACCCTCTACGATTAAGTCTTCGTAAAGTCTTTTCTCGTTTTGATTACCGATACCGTTGCCACCTTGAAAGTAATGATTAACTGGCATAGTATTATCCGATCATAAAGGCTGGGTTTAATTCAAATGTGCTTCTTATTTCTGTTTCTAGTTTTTCTATATCTGCTAATGCTTCTGAATATATTTGTTGTCCATTTAAAGTTACTCCACCAACCATTGCAACTCCATTGAATTTAGATAAGTTAGCGCCCCATTGTTTTTTAAATAAAGCAGTAGTATATCTTTTTAAATAAATGTCATTGAAAACATCTGTATAAGTATTTGGATCTAATCTTCTATAACATTCTATTACTAGGTACTCGTCTTCTTCTAAATCATTTTTCCAATCCATATCAATGTAAAGTCTATTGTCGTGTTGATTGAATCTCATAGGTTTTTCACCAACAAGTATATGATCTAAAAAATCTAAATGTCTTAATACAACATCATAGTTAACCATTGAAGTTGAAGAAAAATCATATAGATCATTTAATCTCATTTGATACCTAACATCAAATAGATTCATATTACCTTTGTTTGTAATTGGAAAGATATTAATAATAGAAAGAATGGTCTCAGGTACTACTAGATAATTTTTATCTTCATACCAAGTTGTTGAAACACTTGAATCTTTTAAATCTGATTTTGTTTCACTTTCCTGATTTAAACCTGACAAACGAGTTTTGTCAGCAGCAGTTAATTTGTATTTTAGATATGTTCTTCTAATACCGTCATAGTGAAACTGTTGAAAATATTGTACAGCTTCGTCTATTCTATCTTCTAATTGGTCATCATCAGCATTTATTTCAATCACTGGTTTACCCAATGCTCTTAATGCGTATTGCTTTAGTGTTTCTCGTGTAGATGGTACAGCCATATAATTCCTCTTTGTTACTACTATTTATAAGAATTATTTAATGGTAGGAAAGAGATTATCAGCACAAAACAACTTAATATCTTCTTCAGGTAACCCTAAAGATTGCATTGTTTTTGGTGTATGGGGATTCTTTTGTTGATTAATACAGTAATAATTCTGTGCTTTTATGACATCTTCTTTAGTAGAATCGTTGTCATAATCACCTATCTTGTCAATATATGCGTTTAAGTTTGATAAACCCATTGTACATATTTGTTCTAATTCTTTTTCTTCTCTTACATTACCAGCAGCAATCATTCCTGGACTAAAGATATTCTTTGCCCAATCAGGTAATTCTCTTACCTTTGATGGTGTAAACCATTTATTTTCTTCTATAAAGTATTTTGTTAATGCGTGTTCTTTTTTAAGTAGTGGAGAGAAGTCGTGGAACGCACCAGTAACTTTACTCTTGCCTGCAATAATATCAAAACCGTAAATAGGTCCACCATTTGTAGTATTAGGAAATAGACATATATGTGCCATCCATAATCCTTTAGATTCTCTGGCGTCAACTACATCAACGTGAGCTCTTCTAATACTTTTATTTTTCCAAGTACGGTTTGTCCAGTTAGGATTATTAAATCTATCCATACCTGGTTCTTTGTATTCAATTAAATGTTTATCTAATACTTCTATTATTTCTTTTTCTAGTTTGATTAATCTTTCCCAGATCATTAATCTTTACCTTCAATACTAGTTCCTTTGAAAGGATCGTTTTCTATATCTCTATTGTTTTCATCAAAAACTTCATCTGTTAATACTAGAGGTTTACCAATTTCGTTCATTTCTTTAAATAAATTTGTAGCAGATTCAAAACAATAAGTTACTTCAGCCATAACATTAATTTGATAAGTGTTTAGATATTCGTTTATGATTTCTTTAACTATTCTTTTGTACTCTTGTCCTTTACCTAAAAAATCATAAAATCTTTTTACAGGTACTTTTTTAGAAATCATTTGACCACCAGATAGATCACCTAAATGTCTAACATAAATGTGTCCGTATAGTTTTTCTGGATCGTCTTGTATAGTTTCTATATGTGCTATGTATTTTTTTGTACTAGCAGTTATTTGTGGTGGACTTGATAGATCAGGCCACAGTTTTGCGTAATCTTTATGTATGTTTTCTGCTCTTTGTAGACCAGGTGTTTGTCTAAACAGATCATTTGCCATTCCATACTTCTCTAGTACAGAATAACATTGTAATTGATTATACAAGTATATAGCGT